TGCGAGCGTCGAATGTCAGGTGTGGATTGTCCGTTCCAACCACTGCGTTTTTCGGGGCGACGATGATCTCGACCACTGTGTCGCGAAGCGCCGAGATCACGTCGTACGACAGACCGGAACCGTAAGCAAGCTCCACGTCAATCGAGCAGGTCCATTCCTTCTCGACGAAGTTCAGGTCGTCGCCAGGAACGACGCTGACGGTGCGGCTCATGGCCTTCACGTCGGTTCCGTTGATTGAGATTTTCGGGGTAATGATCCTGTATCCGGCCATGTCAGGCCTCCTTCTCTGTGGTCGGGCCTGAGGCCTTCGGGGTTGGTATTGCGGACTTGCTGCGTGAGACGTAACGGTCGCCGTGCGGCAACAGGGCAGCCAGCGCGTCGCCGGTCACCTCGTCGCCTGTGGCGAACTGTTGGCCGCACCACTGAAGGTCGACCTGTGCCTCGTAGATGGGGGACTTGCTCATTGGTGTGCCTTTCATTCGGTCGAGAACCGTGTATAAGAAACGCGGCACCCGAGAAACGTTGAGCCATCGGAGGCCGCGTAGATGATTGGAGCGTCGATGCTGGCGACAACGACTTCGTCGGTGCCGACGTCGATCGGCGCGGCATTGACGAGGATCGTCGTTTGAGCGTCAAGCCAAGACTGTGCCGTTAGCAGGTCAACGGTCCCGGCGAGAATGTAGGCGTCAAGCCCGATCGTGTGACCGGCGAGCCGTTCCCCGATCTCTTTCCACGTCTCGGACGGTGCGACGAACGCCATCTTTCCCGCCATGCTGGGCGGGCGATACGGCAACGAAAACTCGACGTCACACGCCGCAGCGATCGACGTAGCGATGTATTCGGCCGGCGTCGTCATGCAACAGCCGGCCGCTGGTATGGGCTAATGAGCCGCATGTAGTGCGGGTCTTTAGTGCGGACGGCCTGCGCGCCCAGATCACCGAACGACTGGACGCCGAACAGCGCGACCGTGGAGCGTTGCGCCAACTGTGCAGCGAGCAACGAACACGCCTGATTGATCGGTGACGGAACGGCAGTAAAGCCCCACGACCCGACGATCTGAATACGCTGGCGCCGGCGGCCGCCGAACGGAAACTGTCGGTCGAGCATACGAACCGTGTCATACGGCCAACCGTCTGCCGTCTGGCGTAATCCGTCAAGCTCGTATTCGCTGGCCGCGATCGTCAGATCGTAAACGCCGTCGTCGTTCTCGTCAAACTTGAGCGTCGTGATACTGATGAGGTCGGACACCCTGAGCACGTAGCCGTCGGCGCCAAATACCTTTGTCGCTGTCGTAGCCGAGAACGTGCGGCCGGTGTCGTTATCTATAGCTATCGTCGCCGCTTCGATCGAGTCGGTGACCCGGCCGAGGAGCGCCGTGCCGGCTGTGTCGATACCCATCCGGTCGATGACTTCGGTTGCAGTGCAATACGCCATGGCGCTCCCCTTCCGTTACTTGCGGGCCGCTGTGGGCTTTGTGGGCTTCGATGCGGGGCGTTTGACCGAGCGCGTCGCGCCCGGTGCTGCGGATGCCTGCTCGATGTCGTTGCCGTCGAATAGGTGGCGACGGCCAGCCACGACGGCATCGGATGACTTGACCTCTTGCCCAGCGACGTAGAGATGGCCGTTCCAAAAGAACGAATCCTTGACAGTGAGCATGTTTCTCCTTCACTTTCGGGAACCGGAACAACCGAGGGCGGGACATTGCTGCCCCGCCCTCAACTCACTCAGGGATCAGGCTGCGGTCGGGATCGACAGCACCTTGATGCCGGCGTCGTTGACCGAGTTGGCACCCGTGCGCCAGTTGGCGAAGAATCCACGCTGACCGTTCGGGCGGTTGTTGGCGGTCGCGAACAGGTGCGGGACCAGCTCGACCGAAAGGCCGACACGATCGACAATCACGTAGTTCGAGAAGTCACCGAACAACAGAGCGAAGTTGTCGGCCGTGGCGGCAGCATTCGGCAGAACGCCATCCATGTCGGACGACTCGTAGGCGTTGTAACCGAGGAGCTGCGACGGCATTGCTGCGCCGATCCGCTCCCACAGTCCAGCGCCGCCGTTGGTGTCGAACTGGCGGATGGCGTTGTAGTACACCTTGTTCGCAATGAACGAACCGTTGTTCCGGTAGCGGGCCTGAAGAGCCTGCTCGAGTGCGTACACGTCAGCAATGGCGAACGTCTCAGGGGTCGCCGGGGCGATCTCCGAAGCGCTGCCGTCGAGTGCCGTAATGACGCCGGTCGGCTGACCTGAGCCGGAGCCGGTCGCGAAGGCTGCGCCCTCGAGATCGTCCTTGGCTCGCGTAATCATGTTCCGAATGTCGGACTCCATTGCGGCCCAGTCCTGACCGATCGACATCGAGAACGGCACGAATGCCGAACCGCGATAAACCGGGATGCTCGGCTGTGCGAGCGTCGGAGCGTCGTCGCTGGACTCGGCCACTTCTGCGAGCCAGCCAGCGGAGATGCCGGCAGAGCTGACGCCATTCCAGCTGTCGGTCGTGATCTGAACCACACGGCTGACCTGACGGAACGGGTTGACCGAGTGGGAGCCCGAATCAATGATCGTCGGATCAAGCGTGAACGGAACAGCGAAGCCGCCGTTGGCGTTGGTCAGCGAAGCCGCACGGACGGACTCAACCGCATATGCCTCGGCAGCCGTCCAAGTGTCGGACGAACCAGCGAGTGCTTTGGTGAACGCTGCACGGTACTCAGGGTTGCCGGTCGCAACGATGTGACGGGCCACTTCGCCATTGCTGTCGGCGGAGCCCATGACGGCCTCGGCCTGCTCCTGGTGGCGTGCGTCGAGGCCGGTTGTGGCGTCGATGACTGCGCGGGCGCGGTCGCGGACTTCTCCGACTGGTGCGCCGTAACGCATGTCGGACATGTCGTGAAGGTTGCCCTTGCGGTTGATCTGGTTCGGGACGTTCAGGATGGCGCCGGCGCGGGTGGAGTCCTGCTCCGGTGCGATGGCTGCACGGTCGATGATGGCCTGACGGGCTTCGAGGGTGACGACGAGCGCTTCGCGGGTCGGCAGTTCTGCAACTGCTTCGTCGAGGCGAGCGTCCTGCTCGGCGGTGATGTCTTCGAGTTCTGCGAGTTCGCGGATCTCGGTGGCGAGTGCGGCGACGGCGTCGCGTGCTTCTGTGAGCTTGTTCATGGTGTGACCTCCTGGGTCAAGACGGCAGCGGCGAGTGCCCTGCGTTGATTGCGGGTGCGCGTCTTGGCGTGGCCGGTAGCCGGGGCTTCGACATCTGCCGCGTGGTCAATGACCGGGGCGGCAGCATCTGCGGTCGAATCATCCGCAAGTGCGCGGATGTCTTCGGTGCTCATGGCGAGGAGCGCGGCGACTTCGCGGCGAACCTCAGAATCTGTGAGAGCGAGAGCCGTCTGGCGGCTTCGGACTGAAACGCTGGTCGAGTCGTAAGCTGGAAAAACTACGGGACCGATTTCGTACAACTCAACCTCGGTGATCGTGCGGTATTCGACGCCGTCACGCATCTCCCACGTGTCGCCAGCGTCAGTGACACGGAACCGGAACGACATGCCGGTCACAGCCTCATCGCGGATGGCGTCGCGGACTGGTTCAACAAGCCAGTTGTCCGACAACTTGGCGCGAACTCGGAGGCCGTGATCGTCCTCAACGATCGACGTGATGCGACCGAGCGGGATCGAACCGATAAGCGGGTGGGCGCCGTGGTCGAACTGTAGGACCGGCATACGTTGGCCGATGGTCCGCTTAAACGCACCGGGCGCGATCCGCTCCTGAAACGAACCTGAACGGTCATTGATCTCGGTCCAGTCGTTGAACACTGCGCCGTACCCGTCAAGGGTGAGGCCATCAGCAGACGGCTCGGCGCGGAAATCGACGCTGCGGGTCAGGTTGTCACGCTGCGCCGATGCGCGGACGTTCAGAGTTTCACTCATGTACTTGGCCCTTTCGAGGGGTCGCCGGTTCCTGGCGGTTGTAGTTGCACCGACACGTTTCCTGTGTGCGTCAGCTTCGACAGATCCCCCGTCTTGATGGCCTCGATTACCGAGGCCGGATCAAAGCCGCCGTCGACAAGTTGGCGAGCAGCGCCGGCGTTCGTGGAAAGAATGTCGGCGGCGTCCTTCTGATCTTCCTGCAAGAAGAGGACACGGCCGGGATCGAACGCCAGCTCTTGGCCGGCAGGCACATCGACCAGCGACTCGAGCGATTCGCAAAGACCATCGACGGTCGGCGTGAACCATCCGTCGGCCAGAAGGCGACGAGCTGCGCCGTAGTTACCGGCGTTCAACGACGAACCCGACAACGACTCTTTCGTACCGAGCACCGAAGCCGGGATGCGAGAACGGACAGAGACGCGGTTCTCAAAGACACCCGTGATCTCATTGAGCCCGAGATCCTTGATTGACGAGCCGACAACCTTCACGTCGGTTCCGCCACCGAGGAACATGTTCTTGAATCGGCCGCCGGCGTTCGCAAACTTCTCATTGAGAACGTCGGCATACTCGGCTGTGTCGCCGGCAGACTTCGACGGGTCCATGATAAAGACCAGACCGGGCACGGTCGCCTTCTCGAAATACTTGCCCATATGGTCGGTGACCTGACCGTCGAGCAACGTCTCGCGGACAACCGAAGTAACCCATGACGTACCGCGCCACGGATGGATCGGGTCAGGCTCCGGTGCCCAGACCGCAAACTCGCCGGGGCCGAAAGCCTCGATGTTTGATTCGCCGTTGCGGTTCTTGCCGGGGTTGTAGATGATGCCGACAGTGACAGCGTCGAACGGCGCGACCATCGTGTCACCATCCCACGTCGGCTCCGAGTTGGAACCGAGCAGGAATTGCACCTTGTCCGGTGCCAGACGGTGCAACGTCTTGTTGCGCTTCACTACGACACCCGTGCCGGAATATGAAGCGTCGATCTCGAGCAGCGACAGCAGCGACGAACGCGACCGCGAGCCGGGATGATTCAACAGCGACAGATCGCGCGTCTTAGTCAACGCGCCCGAGTCGTCACGGAAACGGAACCGAACCTGCGAGAGCAGAAGGCCGCGAGTCGTGACAGCGGCAGCGACAACGCCGTGACGGTTGTGGATCTGATTGATGTAGCTGACGAAGTTCTTGTCGACGTTGTCAGGAGACGAGCCGGACGGGCCATGCACGATGTAGTTCGAGCCGTCGTACATGAACTTTGCGAGGCCGTCGAGCGTCGAGAAACGTTCCTCGGACTGCGGGCGGCTCGCTGGCTGTGCTCGGATGGCGTCAAGAATCCGCATCGGTCGAACTCCTCACGTCGAAGTAGCGCACCATGTACGCGATCAGGATCAATTCAAAGCCCGCCACGATCCACGCTGCGGGCTCATATATGTGACTGACACCGACGACGACAAGCACACAACCGGCAAGGGCCAGGACTACGTGTAATGCCAGCCTCACGCGAAGACCACGTGAGCCGCAGCCGTCTTCGCCTCGGACTCAACACCGAGCCGGCCGAACGCCATCACGGCTGCGCTGAATGGTGAAATGTCACCCACGGAACCTCGCCTCGTTAGTGTCTCGCCGCCATCAGTCCACGGCTTAGTTCTCGCGCCCTTCACCGCACGCCGAAGCGCCGGCTCCCCGCGATGTCGGATCTTCGGGGCCTCGCCCCTCGTCGCATCAACAAACGCCGCGAACGCGAGAGCCTGATCGCCAGGCTTCATCACATCGACCACGACACCCGCCGCAGTGAGCTCGGCAATCAACGATTCTGCTGGCGACGACGCACCAACCGTCAAAGCCAAACCGCCAAGCTTGGCTTGAATCTCAATCGCCCGAGCCGCGACCCACGACGTGCCCGGTCGAGCCGTCGTGATCTCCACATGCGTCAGGCCGTCAACGCGACGGCCAGCGAGGCCGAACGTCGACCACGACCGATCATGCGCCACATCGAGCGACCACCGGACACCCTCCGGCAGCGGCGCCGATGTAGCGTCAGTCAACAAGTCCCACGCCTCGAGGTCAACAGGGCCGACACCCGACCGACTTTCCAAATGCTTAGCGACACCCATCCGCTCGGCAGCGAAATCAGCGGGCGCCATGACCAGGAACTCGGTGTCACGAATCCAGTCCTCGGAGATCAGAATGCCGAGCGACGGATTCGACCTATACCAGTTGTCGACATCCTCGGGATCGTCGTCAGGCTCGCAAGCCCACATCGCCAGCAACGTCTTCGCCGGCTTCGTCCGTAGAACCTTCTCGAGCAGCCGGTGCATATATTCTGAATGCTCAAGCGGTGCTGAGCCGGTGTAGATCAACTGCGGGAGCTTGTCCAAGCTCATCGACTGTGCAGCCATAGCCGGGACAAGCGCCGCAAGATGGGCGTCCTGTAGTTCTTGCGACTCGTCCAACACGACCCGCTGCGGCGATGCGCCGCGCTTGGTCGCCTTGGTGCGGGTGCGATACTGCAAGACGAGTTTCTCGTCAAGGTTGCGGGTGCGTTCTTTACCGTTCGCCTTGTACGTGTGGAGCTTCGGAAGGTCGATGTCGGGCTCGGATGTCAGCGACTCGATGCGCTCCATGTGGCCGGCTGCGGTGTCCGCTTCGTGTGCCGTGTGGATCACGTTTGGGATGCCGGCAACGATCAGCCAGAACAGTTCGAGCGCTTCGAGGATCGCGCCTTTTCCGTTCTGGCGGGGCACGACCAGGATGACCGTGTTGCACGCCGGCATACCGTTTTGGTCGACGGCCAAGATCCAGCGGACAAGCCAACACTGCCAGTTGAGCAGGTGAAGCCCGAGCGAGGCGGCCAGGTCGATTGCTACGTCGCCGTCAGTGAAGTCGAAGTTGCCGTCAGGCGTTAGCAGATGCGTCGGACGTTGTGCGCCGACCCTCGCGGCGTTGCTTGAGTTCGTCAATGCTCCCCTTTGGCTTCGACAACGTCCCGGCGATCTCAGCAAGCTCGACCAGCGTCGCCCGATACTGGGCCGACAATTGGGCGTGAACGTTGGCCTCGGTCGTGTCGATCTGCGCGGCCAGCGTGTCGCGCAACACTTCGAGCGCTTGCTTACGGTCGCCGGTCTGGGCGGCGATCAGGTTCTTTGCCATCAGCCCACCCTTCGCGTTTATCACGTAGCGTGATCTTCTCTGTGGATAATGTTATCCACAGTTGGGGACAACATTCTGCGGCGCCGTGCGGCATTTGTGCCATATCTCCGGAAAGCCATATACCATAAGGGTTACAGCCCCCTATATTTGCTCGGGGAGAGGCAAAAACCAAGCGGGGTGTCCCGTGGTGTGCATGGTCATTCACGTCCATGCACGGCCCCTCACCCTCCGGTGTCGTGTCGTTCATCGGCTTTCACTCTTTCTCCGGT